CCTAAACGTCGACATTCGGCTTTCGCGGAATGGGACGGTGTGCCAATTGCGCCTTTATAGGCCCTACCCTAGCCTTCCGTCAGGAGGCTGGCTTGCTTACCGAACGTAACTTAGGCTTCGCAGCCTTAGCTTTGCGTCGGCTCCCGGTATTGCGCCGGGATACGCAGCCGTGGTCATCGAGGAATTCACCCCAAGACCACAGGTAGATTGGCAGTTCACTGATCGTTGGGATATAATGCCCGGTACCGTTGCGGTAACGAGTATAGATCCCATGTATCTCCGTCACCTGGGTGCCACAGTTAAGTGGCCCCGACCTCTGGGCCCGTATCCACGTAGCATATGTGGAAGGCCGAGAGGGGAGATAATTCCCATTTTCCAGCGTACCCAATAATGGGCTCTCATCAGCGGCCTGGAAGAACCAGAGCATTAGAGAGCGGGCACCGAAGTTCTTTCGGATGCCAAAGCTGGCGTCGACGAAGCTGCCATGGATGGTCTCCACTCCGTCAACTACACGCACCAACCCACGGGCACGAGCCAATCGGGGATCCACGTGGACCCCGGTCAGCGTGTCGTCAGTGTAAGGGATACACTGCAAACCGTGCTTCTTCACCATCTGCAAGGCCAGATCCCAGACATGGGAGCCAGGCCAACCCAGGCGCGCCAACCCGTTGACCACATGGTTGTAGTCAGGACGGCGCTTGGGGGTTCCACGGAGGTAGAACGGGGTCACTAGTTGCCCCTGATACCAATCGGAACCGCAGGATTCCCGGAAGGGACCGCTCGTATAAGATTTAGAGCGGTTAATGGTGAAGCCCAAGAAGTTGAGCAGCTGTTCAACCTCTTCTGCCTTATCGGCATCAAGGATGATGTCATCGCCGTAACAGGTCCAATTGCTGGCCCCCACGGCGACGCATGCTGCTGCGAATATCAGCGTTTCGAGGACAAAGGTAGCTCCGTTCCCCATTGAGGAGAACTTTGCGTAAGTCCTTTCCTCACCAGGCTTTGCGCCTGGTAGCCGATAACCCGGAGAGCGGATCCATTTTAGGATGCGATACCACTCATACGGTAGGAGCAATGCAACTACATTGGTTGCAAGCGTATCACTGGCCTGCTTGAGGTCCAGTGTCGCGAACCCCGCGATGGGGTCAAGCGATCCTAACCGTGCCATTTCCTGGTTCCGGGTCTGGGACGACAATATGACACCCACCCTGCGAAGCATCCGCTTCCAGTAAGTGTCTACTGCCAACTGCACAGGGAGTGCATGTGTTGGCTCTGCCGCTATCGTGCGGTAGGTCGCCCAGTTCTTAAGCACAAAGACTACTCGATTGTAGTCTTGGATGCGTGCGTGTCCGTCAGTTACGCCGTATTGCGCGGCGAGAAGACGGATGATAGGCAGCGCCTCAGATGGGGCGCACAGAGGTGTGTTTACCTTTTTGAAAGGCAGGGACTGCCTACGGGTACGATCAGCTGTGGCTCCTCCTGTGAACCTGACGAGCTCAGGAAGCTCGTTCAGGAAGTGGTCAACTGGGCCGAGAACACGGGCGATGAATTTCTTCATACGCTCGATCTGCGCATTGCGCGCTTGAATCTCCGCAGGTACTTCACTTACGTCCGCCATGTTGGCGAACCGGAAGATGCGGGCATTCGTCTCGGAGCATTGCTGCTCCGCTGCCTCGAAGGACTCGAGGGCAGCAGCCGTGCACCTAGTGCGATCTGAGAAGTCCTTGTTCTTTTTGAAGAACGCGGACAGTTGTCTCAGATACAACCACTCGTCGGGATGATACTCGTCCGACAGATCAGGAAGGGTGGCCATGACGGCCACATCACGGGCACGGATCGCCCCCTTGATTAGGGGGGCTAGCCGAGCCAGTGAAGCCAGGTGGTCTTCGAGGTATGCGGATGCGATGCGCCATGCACCGCTCTTCGCAGATGGGGATCTCATTGCGAGGTCTCCTCCAAACATCAACCAAGTAAATGAGCACGCCTAGTGCATTACGCACAGTTAAGCGTGCTTTGACGCACACCACACAGAGGATGTGTGGGTCCACGACCTACCTCTACTTGAGGTAATTCTGGGTCGTGAAGGCTACTCCGAACTCGTCACTGTTGACGATGTCACGGAAGGTAGCCAGCAGGGCTGCCAGGTCGGCAGCTGCCGCGTCACTTGGGTAACGGATGTTTGCCTCGATCGCCGCCTTCTTCTCAAGCGCAACGGATGAGCTGTCGCTCACGCCGTTAACGACCGCCACCTGTTGGGTGGCCATGTCGCCCGCGGACTGCGGGACGCGACGCTTGTGAAGCACAAGCTTGGGCAGTGACACGCTATGACCCGTGTAGGTATAGGTGCGGGCGTTCTCACGATCGGAGAACTCAGTCAGACTGGTCGTCATTACGGCCATGTTTAATGCCTCCTGTAGGCAGACTGGACGGAGTTTAGACTCTAAACCCTCGTGTGTCGCGAGACACGACGCCAGCGGTGAAGTGGATCCTCGGACCCACCCCACCCCTGGAAGATGACGGCTACCACGTTGAGTAGCTGCTTCACTTTGGGTAGAGTCAGATGGACGGGTGTTAAGGAAAGAACCCGCGGTGTACGAAGCTTCCTCAAGAACGTAACCCGGCCTTGCGCCGGGTGCGAATACGCGAGGAGATTCCCCTTATGGCAATCGGCAACTGATACGGTTCGCTGAACAGCGACCCGGAAACCAATGGCAGCACGGGCCTCTACTGTGTAGAGACTTGCTAGAGCGGCTTTAATGGCCGTTCCGAGGTTGAAGAAATAATCGACAACCCAGCTGTATGGTATCAGTTCATACCCTGTGATTACAGGGTTAAAGAACGCGTCTTTGCGTCCTGCCAACCCGCCTCTTCGGCGGGCAATTGCCAAACCTCGATAGGATAGAGTCGCCTCGTCGGAGACGAGGACAGTGGCGTATTCCTGGAATCCTCCAGGGGATGTGTCCACTGAGAACGACTGACTCTGTAGGATGACATCAGCCTTGGCACGGCCTTTAAAGACATTTGACTGACCAATTTCTTGGATCATGTCAGTGATGTCCTCGAGGTCGCGTTGCAGCTGCATCCAACCAAAGTTCCATTCGAGGAGCATACCTGAAGCCGTCTTTGCGGTTTTAGCAGCGTCACGCTGTTTCAGGATGCGGGGGATGTCAGTCAGTAAACGCAACATGCGTTCGCGCGCTCCCCTTAGGAGCGAAACTGTCTGACCAAATTCGCCAAGAAACGTGAGAGCATCGAAGCCCTCCCAGAACTTGGCGTAAGCTTCTTGTAGCACTAAGTCCTGCTGAGAAGACGTAGGGTATTGCACCCAGGCGTCAAATAACATGGCTTCTTGGTCCGTATGGGGGAATACCCCTAGACCATCGAAAGGGTGTACTGCAATGGACGCAGTTCGCGGTCCATTACACCCCGTTGGCCATGTCAACTCAGCATTGCCCTCAGCACGCCAACTGCAGTCGAACCTCATGTAGGGGTTCAATGGCAGCAGTCGCCCTTCCTTCAACGCACGAGCTTTACCGCCCGTTGTGTTTGTCAGATACGCCCGGCCAAAGCGGCCGGCAACGTTTATTCTGGCAGTGAAAGGATAGGGATAGCACGTCTCTTTGGACGTGACATCGCGTGTCTCGACTCCGGTCGAGAAATATTTGATGGGCATGTGCTAGTCACCGTGGAGCTCCGCGACTTGCCCGCGCAAGCCGGCAGGCGGAGGACAGGATGTCAGGGACGTTTCGACGTCCCCGGGACCCCCAGAACGGGG